AGCGTTATGTATATAAGGTAGTTACCACACATATAAAACATCCGTCATCCATACATACCCTACTATTTTTGGTTCATCCTTAGATTAATGATGACAGATAGTTCCGCCCCCAGACAGTTTAACGACATGACGGTCCAAATTCCCTTACTTATTAAGGGCACCATTATTGCACATCGCAGAATTCAACACATTAGCATATCGCTTAGGACATGTTGAACCTCCAAAGTGTTTAACAACTTCAAAACCATTCTCAGTGTAAATAACACCAACAACAGTCGCATCAGGCCTCAAAATGTGCATAGCAGTAGAATACTTGATAGCCTGGGACACAACCTTCTTGTAATTTGACCTCTTGCCATTCACTACCTTAGTCTCAACCAAGAGAATGAATTTAGGATGGACATAAACCAAATCAGGACACCCCAAATTAGGGATCATGATTGGCTCATCACTGAGGGTTGGTGTACCAAATTGCATTTTAACTTCAACTTTCAGTGCATCTTCTGCTTTGTTAATATGAGAACCTGACTGAGGGACATATTTATTCTTCCACTCCTCAACACGAGTAGCGTAATCCTTATCAAGATCACGCACAAATAAACCTGCTCTTTCAGCAACCTCTTGCATCTGAGAACGACGCATCTCAAATTTCTCTTCTCCATGGAAGAACCACTCACGAAGAGCCCCCTCAATATTCATTGCAGAAACATCACGTGGTGATACTACCTTAGACTTTAAAATTGAGTGCAAAGATTTAAAGATGCTAGATTCACAGAGCATTCCAACATAAACACCTAGTTCCTCATCAAAACGATCCGTCCTCTTCAAAAATTCAGCATCATATCTGTTCATGAAAGGAACAGGATCTGACTCCTTGTCGGGCATAGTAAACTTCATATCATTTGCTGCCATGTAATTGGCCATAGATACATGATTAAATTTATCATACCCTGGTCTGACGCTACCCTTAGCATCATCTCCATATGTAGCCAAAGCTACCAAATCTCTAAAACGAGCTGGCCTGCCCAACTTCAACTTAGCACCAATTTCCTTTAACTCCCCCTTAGAGTAAGCAGAACGGAAACTCAACCTGTGCAAAAGAGAATTGTCTACACTGTTGATGTAAACGGTCATATTTTGGCCTGAGGGATTAGTTCCCAAAAACCTCATAAGAGTACCGTTGTAAGCAATCAAAGGAGTACAAACCTCATGTGCTATCACAAACATCCTTGCGATATCTTGATTAGTGTAATTTCCTGACTTGATAGCCAACTTAATCATAATAGCAAAAGCAGCCAAAGTCAACTGAGCAGGCATTCTAAGATCATACTTGGAATAATCTCCAGCAATAATCCTGTCATCACCAAATTTGGCCATATGTTCCGAGAGCTCATTCCACTCAGGTCCAAAAGAGTTAATACCAACAGCACACTCTGATACCAAAGGATTCATAGAAATAAATCTACCAATAGGCAAAAAGTATTTCCTAACCATAATTTGGAGAGCAACCGGAGCTGCTTGGAAAACTCTTACCTTATCCTTTGTCAATTTGGTGGGTTCATCTTTCAATGAAGCACCAAAAATTTGATTTAAACTACAACCCTTATCCGCAAGAGCATACAACCTGTCCACTTCATCCCAAATTTCTTTGGTGAAAGTGCGAGGACAAGCATGCTCATCAGTTGGTTCCAAATCTTCCAAGTGGTTTCGTTTGGGTCCATTCAAAGGATAACCCATAGAAGTTCCAGCTGGCATTGCATCTATGAAACGCTTTCCATCAACGCCAGACACGATCTCAATATCAGTTAAAGGTCTCATGTCTTTCTTCCATAACTCAGCCTGATTGTCAAAACATTCATACAATTCAGCTAAGTAATCTTCCATGGCTTCATCTACTTCCTTGGGATCAAAACCAATAGATGGCTTAGAACATACTTCCAAAGAAGCAAACCACGGCTTCCAAACTCCACTGTCTATCTTTCCATCAGCACGTACTTCAGGATCGGTAAACTTTGGTGCACCCCATTGGTTGGGCACACCACACACTTCTTCTACCAAAGAAGAAATCGGCGTTTCTACAACATCAGAGTGATAAGTACTCCTTCCAGTGATTGAACCATAAACCTCAAGATCACAGTCTCCTGTAATGAAATTAGTAGGACACTTCCTGTGAACCTCAGAGTTAACAGCTATCTTTTTGTCATAGACAACATCTTCAATCTCACTAGCTTGAGGACCAGGCAAAAAGGTGGCACTCATAGTATGTAATTTTGAAATAGCCATATCAATCTCCGGTTTTGTAATAGACATTCCACATCCACGAGGAGTATCAGCTACGCCTCCGATGTGAACACCAACAATAGCGCACTTACCATTCTGAGTAATGATTGGTGACATGCACATACCGTTAAACGTGGTAACTCCATTCAATGCATAGTGAGAACCTGCAAAAGTGGTAAAGCCATTATGAATAGCATCTACATACTGCCAAAATAAATCAGCAGTGAAAAGACTCTTATCGGCTTTGGTTCCAACCATCTTGCAGGTCATAGGGACCTTACAGGGGGATTCCATAAAGAAACCAGTGATATCCTTGAAAGGACCTGAATTCGGCACATATGCAACAACAGCATCCTTATCCGGCAGCCTATAAACCATCTCCGGATTCAAAACAAAACGAATCTTCCTACCACCATACAAAATTGTGGCTTCAATTGTCTCTTTAGGCAACAAGTGTAATGGAAACATAACCACATGAGTGCGCAACATCAATGCATTAGAGAAATTGTCACCAATTTCAATCTGTGCAATGACTTTTTGCATAGCATTAACACCTGCTGCGTCACCAGAGAAAGTCTTGTGAATCTTAGGAAGTACATTAGCTTCCTTATTCCAGGGATTGACTTCCCTATCCCTATTCCTGATATCGTCAACACATTTTGGGGACAACATACCTTGTACATTAATGGAGTCTTTCAAAGCTTTAATCACTTGAACAACTCCATACAATACAGTCAAACCAGCGAAGGCACCACAGGCGTAATGCACATGCTTTTCTCGAGCAGAGATAAAAGCTTTATGCAACGAGCCACGCCTTCTGCAAATCTCTTCCATGTAAGCATTCTGTCTAGCAACTTCCAAATTGCTTAACAAAGTCATGGTATAAAAACCACCAATTACAAAATACATAAGAAATAGAGTGGAAGAAATTGATATCCAAAAAGCGCATCCTAGCACAAATTGTGCCAACATCATTCTCCTAGCTTGTCTAACATCCTCAGCCAAAAAAGAAGCACCTGTCCACAACACAAATGCTTTAGCATAAGGGTGTGACATAATACTCTCTGGCATCCAAGAGGTCCAATAAGCATAGGGTGACTTCCAAAATTCATTACATGCTTTCAGCATATAATCTACAGCCAAATCTTCTACCTTGGTCTCAAAAGAAAGTTTCTTTAGACCAAAATCTAACTTGGTTGATGAAACTTTATCAGTAATCACCTTAGCAAT